CACGCCCTCTGTGCAAACAAACCACGAACTCAGCACAGGGTTGGAATACGGCAACTATCCCACTTCCGACGAATACCTGCTGAGACCGAGCTACTTCAACGCCACTCGTCGAACGGTCAGCGGACTCGTTGGGTTGGTCTATCAGAAACCCGCGGTCGTCGAAGATTCAAGTCCTGCTTTGGACGAAGTTCTCAAGGACATTTCGGCCCGTGGTCAGATGAACGTTGACCAGTTCGGAGCCAAGGTCCTCCAAGAAGTCGTCCACATGGGCCGAGTTGGTATCCTCGTAGACGTAACGGAGGTTGACGAACAATCCTCCATTACCGACGATCGTCCATTCGTAGCCATCTACCACACAGAAGACATCACGAACTGGCGTTATTCTGACAAGGGCCGAGACAAGAAGCTCGAAATGGTCGTTCTTCGCGAGTACATTCAAACAATCGACCCCAAGGACAAGTTCAAGAGTGTTTGCGTCCCACAGTACAGAGTTTGTGAAATTGTCAATGGGCAATATCAGCAAACGATCTACACGAAGGTACAGGATACGTGGTCTATCTACGGTCCTGTTATCCCCAAGCGAGGGAAAGACTCCTTGGACTTCATCCCATTCGCATGTGTCGGCCCCACGGGGATGAACATGACCATCGAGGACAGCATGCTACTCGATATGGCCGATCTCAGTATTGGGTTCTACAAGAATTCCGCTGACTACGAGTATGGGCTGCATCTCGTAGCACTTCCGACGCCTTGGATTGCAGACGACGGTGCTCAGAAATCGGACGCCCCTCTTCGTATTGGACCATCCAATGTCTGGCAACTCAGTGGTTCAGGGAAAGCGGGGATGTTGGAATTCGGAGGACAAGGTCTCGGTGCCATTAAAGTTGCAATGGACGAGAAGAAGTCCCAGATGGCGGTCCAGGGATACCGAATGCTCGAAGGCATGATCGAAGTCAGGAAGACAGCGACCGAGGTCTTCGCGGATCACGTCACGGACCACGCCTCGCTGCGCACAGCAACGCAGTCTGTGGAGGAATGTATCACCTTGGTGGCGAAGTGGATCGACTGGTGGATGGTTCTCCCCACCACGCTGAAAGATCCACTAGACTCCAAGGTCAATATCGAACTGAACAAGCAGTTCTTCGATATGAAGGCCACTCCGGAAGAAGTCAAGACGCAGATGGCCAACTATCAGGCTGGTGACATTTCGTTCCTTACCTTCTACAATGGCCTCCAGACCGGCGACTGGACGCGCGAAGATGTGGACGCTGACGAGGAAAAGAAGCAAATCGAAAAGGAACAGAAGGAAGAGGACGCGAAGAAAGCTAAGGAGTTGGCCGCTAACCCTCCAATGCTCCCTGTTCAACCCACAATGGGAACTATCCCTCCCGCTTCAAATCAAACACCTGACGCCAAGGTTGTTGCTCTTAAGGCAACGAAATAACGGAGACTCAATGAGTCGTCCACGCAAAGAGAAACGACGTATCTACACTGTGAAAGTAAGTCTCGACATTGACGAATACGACGTGGCTTACCGCTTATCAAGTGGTCAAGCTATCTCGTTAGCGGAACTGTTCAGATTTGGGGTTTTCGGTTACCCAAAACCAAAGGGTAGCGAAAAAGCCTTGCAAAAGCCTTGATAATGTGCTTATAGTGCGCCCGGAAGCGTTTACTAGGTTCCTCTGGAGATAAAATGGCTCTCAAACAGTTGCTCAAGTCGCTCGACGAAGTGCCCGAAGCAATACGTGAGCATTACGTGAAGGATGGTGACGGGTTCAAGCTCACCGTGGACGGCGAGGGTGACGACCTTGGTAAGATCAAGGGTGCACTCTCAAAGGAACGTGAGCGTGCGAAGGAACTCGAACGGTCGCTTGCCGAACTGAAGCGTTCGATGGGTGACCTCGATCCTGCCAAGGCTCGTGAAGCCTTGGCGAAGGTTCAGGAGCTGGAAGACAAGAAGCTCCTCGACGAAGGCAAGATCGAAGAAGTCATCCTGGCACGTACCGAGCGTATGCGTGACGATTGGACCGCCAAGGAGACGGCGTTCCAGAAGGAACTCAAGGAAGCTCGGGACAAGGTTGCCGCCAACGAAAATCAGCTCAGCGAATTGATCGTGGACGGTGCTCTTCGTTCGGTCGCAACGAGCGTCAAGCGAACGCTGCTCCCTTCCTTCATTCGCTCGGCCAAGTCAGGTGACATCGACGGTATTCGCTGGGAGTTGCGGGACGGGAAGCCTGTTCCGCTCGTCGGTGATACCGTGAAGTACGGGAAGGACCCGTCTCAACCCATGACTCCTGAGGAATATCTCGAAGTCGTGAAGACGAAGGCTCCGGACTTCTTCGAATCGAACACTGGTGGTGCGGCTCCGGGTTCCGGAAATCGTCCCACCAGTAAGCATGTGCTCACTCGTGAGCAGGCGGCGGACTTGAACATCTACAAAGCGGCGAAAGAAGCCGCGGCGAAGGATGGGGCGACAGTTCAAATCCTGGCCGGGTAGTTCTCGTATTCGTACCTTGGTGCCAAGCAATAGCGTGATGCAAGGTGCCTGCAAGCCGAGACGGCTGCTCCAAGGTGAAACCGTTAACCAGTTTCATTTAGGAGGCAGGCACAGTGAGCAACACTCTCTCGGCATACAATCCCATTTTCTACGCTTCCGAGGCGCTGATCGCGCTCGAAAAGGCGTTGGGGATGGCCAATCGAGTTTACCGCAAACTCGACCAGGACAAGGGACGTGAACCCGGCGATACCATCACCATTCGTCGGCCTTCGGTTTTCACGGCGCTCAACGCGCCGACCACGGCTCAGGACTTGACGGCCGGTAGCGCGTCGGTTCTGCTCAACAAGTGGAAAGAGGTCAAGTTCGGCCTCACTGACCAGGAACTCACCTACACGGGTGAGCGCATCGTGGCGGAACACATCCGCCCTGCCGCATATGCTCTGGCCGACGCCATCGACCAGTCGCTTTGCGCGCTGTGGTCTCAGGTTCCGTGGATCAGCAATACGTGGACCTCGACTTCCACGGTTGCCGACATCTTGACCGCACGTCAGAAGCTCTTCGACAACGCGGTCCCGATGAACGACCTCCACTTCATGGTGGACGGCAAGCGCGAAGCTGAGCTGCTCGGCCTTACGGCCTTCTCGCAGTTCCAGGGTTCCGGCCCTCTCGGTGCCGAGACGCAGATCACGGGTTCCCTGGGAACTCGTTATGGTATCGAGTTCTTCGCCAACCAGAACGTTGCGAGCAAGACCTCGGCCACGGTCGCCGACCTCGCCGGTTCCATCAACAACGGTCCTGGCTACGTGGCAGGAACCAAGTCAATTCTCGTGACCGGGTTTGCTGCTGCGGCAGTGCTCACGGCGGGCGATGTCGTGGTGATCACGGGTCACACTCAGCAGTACGTTCTCACGGCTGGTGTCACACTGGACGGCTCGGGTGCAGGCACTCTCGCGATCGACAGCTTCAACCCTGGCGTTCAGGGAGGTGGGCTGGAATCCGCGGTCATCAACACGCAGGTTGTGACCATCACCCTTTCCGGTGGTTCGGGCGCCACGAAGTTCCAGACACTCGCATTCAATCGCAACGCCTTCGCCTTGGCGATGGCGCCACTGTCCATGATGGGCAACGGTCGCGGAGCGGAAATCTTCGTCGCTCAGGACCCGATCACGGGGCTGTCGGTTCGTGCCCGCCTCTTCTACGACGGGAACAACAGCAAAATGTTCGTCTCCCTGGACGCCCTTTGGGGAGTCCTGACGCTGAACGGAAACCTCGCAACGCGCGTTCTCGGCGCGTAAGTTTCGTCGGCGGCGCCTCCGGCACCAATTAAGGTGTCGGAGGCCTTCTCATAAGGAGGCGAACAAATGGCTCTCGAGCGTATCATCGTAAACGCAGGACGGGACATCGAATACTACAACGCCGGTGTCCCGACGGATGGAACTGCCGGCACGGGTGCCGGAGAATGCAACACTGGCGCTTTCTATACGGATACGTCCACGGGTGATCAGTACATCAACTGTGGCACGAAGCTCACTCCGGCATGGAAGCGTGTCATCACCGGTGTTCGCAAGATCAACCTTGCGGCAGCATCGGCTTCCTTGACTGCTCAGCAGTGCGGTCAGAAGTTCGTCGGAGCGGCCGACGCCATTTTCACTCTCCCGGCCATTGCCTCGTGCCCGACGGGTACGTGGTATGAAGTCGAGGGCAGTGGAACGGGCGGAGCGGCCGGCGTCAAGGTCACTCCTCAAACGGGTGAAGCAATCGGCGGTGCCGGTCTGACATCCACGGTCAGTCAGTCAGCAATCAACACACAGGGAACGGAGGCGGTCGGCGACATGATCCGCTTCTACAACAACGGTACACAGTGGATCGTTGATGCCAAGATCGGTACTTGGGCGAAGGCTTAAAGGAGACACCATGTATCGTGTTCAATTCATCCACAAAGACGGGACGCCCCAAGGCGATCTGGTGTATCACATCGCCGAACGGGACTACGATGTCAACGTTCACCGTATCGTTGTTGACCACGGCGACCCTGCCCAGGAAGACGAGAAGTCGGTGGAAGAGCAAAATTCTCCGGACATTTCGGAGTACGCCGCCAAGGATGCCATTCTCCTGGTGGAACAGGCCGAATCTCTGGTTGTCTTGCAGGTTTTTGAAGACCAGGAGAACAACAGCAAGGCTCGTGCAAAGGTTCTCGCCGCGATCGCAGAACGACGTTCGGTTCTGGAACCTCAGCAGTAAGGTGGTTTGAGATGGCGCCCACTCCTCTCGACATTGCGGTAGGCGGTCCGACATCGAACGCCTACGTGAGTATAGCGGTGGCTGATCAGTACCACCTTGATCATCCAACGCTGAACGGGCAGGTTTGGGCGCTTCTCACTCCGGATCAGAAGACGTCGGCAATTCTCTACGCGACTAAACTTCTTGATTCTCAGTATGTCTGGTACGGATCAGCAGTCAGTGTAACGCAAGCTCTGCAATGGCCCAGGATTGGACTTCTCACGACAAAGGGTTTTGCTCTACCTTACAACGTGATTCCGAATGAAATCCAATGGGCTAATGCAGAACTGGCGAGACAACTTTGTACGACGGATCGGACAGCAGAATTCGACGTAGGAGTGCAAGGCATTACCAGCATCAAGGCGGGGTCAGTAGCTCTTTCGTTTAAAGATGTCAATAGTGGACCGCCAATCATCCCTGTTGGTGTGTCAGCACTAATCCCATATATTTGGGGCTATCTCCTTGGTCAGTCCATGATGCGACCTCTGGTACGAGGTTAACGTGGGATTGAATGACATTCTTGCCTCTGGGGTTGCCACGGCCAATAGTATTACGGCTACTCTTCAGGTTCCTGTAATTCACGAAGCGTGGCTCTCGAATGATGGACCCTACGCTAAGCCTCTATTCGCTTCTCCGGTGACACGGTATGCCGTCGTAGAAGAGGCGGTCAGAGACTTCAGAATGCCGACGGGTGAAGTGGTTACTCAGCAAGCCAAAATCACTTTTCTTGCACTAATCCCCGACACTGGTGGTGCCAATCGCAAGGAACCGATCGACCCGAGAGACAAGCTGACTTTGCCGAGTGGTCGAACGGGCCAACTCCTTTCCATCGAAGGGGTCACCAATCCTACGACGTCACGCCCTTACGTTCTCGACGTGGTAATGGGATGAGTGAAGGTCTCGAAGGTACGGTTGAATTTGTTGGAAGTCTCAGCGAATACGCTAAGAAATCTGAACTTGCTTATACTCAAGCAATGGTAGCTGAGATGACCATTGAGATGCAGGAAAGCATGGCTCGGACTCCTGTAGACACTGGTGACCTTCGAGATTCCCACCGTTTGAGTGAACCTGAAATTCTCGACGGTACAATTTCAGTTCATATCATTGTTGGTGAAGGGTTAGGAGTTTACCCTATCATTCAACATGAAAGTCTTGAGTTGAACCATCCCAATGGGGGTCAGGCTAAGTTTTTGGAGTCTACCCTTTTGGAGAGTTCTCCGTTCATGGCAGAACGTATCGGTAATCGAGCAAGTGGACAAGCGACATCAGGTGGCGAGCAGGGTCTTGGGGAATCCGAATGAGTGCGGTAACCGATATCGCCACGTATATTACAACCTTGGGGATTTCTGGGTTGACCGTGTTGGATGGGGCGGCTGGTGCGGGTGTTTTCCGAAACGAGATTCCTGATGCCCCCGATCACTGTGCTGTTGTTCGAGGA